CAAAAATATCTTTTGCTTCTCCACCAGGTGAGGGATCTACAATTACAATAAAATATTATAAAGGTAAATCAAATGTTTTTATTGATAGTTCAGGTAACCCAAGACAAGTCTCTACGGAAGATTTTGAATATACGGGAGAGTCTTTGACGTTCACAACAACAAATACGATTGATAGTGTGGTTAGTTTTGACCTAAATGGTTTGACACAATTAGAAGGTGAAGCATTTGAAATTTCAGGTAGAACTACTCTAACCTTATTAGGTACACCACGTGTTGGTACTATTGTAGGTGTAACTTATCTCCACTAATTACTCCCCGTAAAGGTCGTCTTTTTTAACCTTACAATGTTGATCTATCCACTTTTCAACAACTCTGTACATTTTAAATCCGTTGACATCACAATATTTTTTTAACTTATTATGATGTTCTTCCCCTATTTTAAGGTTTTTACTGTTTTTATTCCCCATAAAGATAAATATAGATAAAAAAGGATCCTTAAATATACCCAAATAGAAAACTGTCGGTCTCTTTACTAAAATTCAGGATATTTATAATAAACAATAAAAATATTTAACTAAAGTAATCAATGGCAAATTCAAACAGAGTATTCGTTTCTCCAGGTGTTTATACATCAGAGAAAGATTTAACGTTCGTAGCTCAAAGTGTGGGGGTAACTACATTGGGATTGGCGGGAGAGACTATACAAGGTCCAGCGTTCGAACCAATACTAATAAGAAATTTTGACGAATTCAAAACATATTTCGGACCAACTTCTCCGACTAAATATTCGGATGGAAATCCAAAATATGAGTTAGGGTATGTTGCGAAATCGTATTTACAAGAATCAAATCAACTTTTCGTAACGAGAGTATTAGGATTAACAGGGTACAAACCAGGTCAATCTGTATCGATAAAAACATTAGGGGGTATAACAGTAGATACTGATGACTTAACTAATAGTACATCTGAAACACTTACAGGAGCAACTAACATCATTCAAACATCTTCATTTATTTCAGATCTTACTGGTAAGACAGCAACTGACGGTTCAACAGTACAGGCGTTTATTGAAAGTATTACGGTTTCTACTGGTTCCACTAAGTGGTTCACTATTGGACATGTTGAATCTTCGGACACTGCAGGATTATTAACTGCGGATCAAGTTACAGGTCCTATTGGAAGTAACTCAACCACTAATTGGTATAACGTATTCTTTAAAGAAAGTTTAGGTGTTATCGATGGTGTTTATGGATATCTTTTTGTCTATGACACAGTAAGTAATGGATGGAAAATTACACAGTATGAATATGCTGCAGTTGAAAACGAATATGGTGGTCAAGTAGTGGCATGTTTAAGATCAAGAGGTTCATATGCTGGACAGACACTTAATTTAGAAGTTACTGCATCTGCAAACATATTGGCGTCAGGTTCAGAAATTTCAAGTAACCCATTAGGTGAGTTCACGTTAGATGTGACAGGTTTAACGAGTGGTGTAAAAACATTTACATTGAGTTTAGATCAATCATCTAAGAAATATGTGACTAAAGTTTTAGGTACTACGGTATTTGGAAAAGATAAAAAAGACATTCCTGTTTATGTACATGAGGTTTATTCTAAAACATTAAAAACTCTAAATGAAAAAGGGTTAGTAAGAGGTTTAAAGATATCACAATTAACATACACAACAGAAGGTAATAGTTTTGTGGGTCAGTGGGAAACACCGGCATCACCAGTTGTTGTATCTGAAGTACGAGGTGGAACAGTTAATGATTTATTTAACTTCATTAGTATTTCTGATGGTAACGCGGCTAACACACAAGTTAAAATTACATTCCAAAACATTGACCTTGAAACAGGGGACTTTGATATTGTAATTAGAGACTTCAACGATAAAGACGATAATTTAAATGTACTTGAGAAATTCACAAGATGTACTATGAATCCTGAATTACCAGGTTATGTAGCGAGAAAAATTGGAACTTCAGATGGTGAATATGAATTGAGGTCTAAATTCGTAATGTTAAACTTATCGGTAAACCCACCTGTAGATGCAGTACCAGCGGGATTTAAGGGATATACTTCTCATTCTCAAGGTAATACAATTCAAGGTAGTATACTTTATAAAACAGATTACAATGTAGCGGGTACCGTAACAGGTTATACTGCTAACGGTGAGAGTAAAATCTCGAACGGAGATAAAATAAGAAAAGTTTCTCTTGGTATATCGTCACAGATTGGTTTCGATAGTGATATCTTAGAATATAAAGGTAACACAACCTCTAATGTAACTTACGGTTTTCACTTATCAACAAATGCATCGACCATTACGGGAGATACTACGTACAAAACTACATCATATGATTTAGAAGGTACTAATAAAGGTTTATTGGAAACTAAACAATATAGAAAATTCACATTAGCAATGGGTGGTGGATTTGATGGTTGGGATATCTACAGAGGTACGAGAACTAATAGTGATGGTTACATCTACGGTAAAAATACATATGTAAGTGGTGACACGAACAATAGTGGTGTATTTAGTACTGATATTGGAAATTCTGATTACTACGCTTACTTACAAGCAATTGAAACATTCTCTAATCCTGAGTCGGTTGATATTAACATATTTGCAACACCAGGTATTGACTTTTTGAACCACAGTTCATTGGTTAACAACACAATAGAGATGATTGAAGGTGATAGAGCAGATTCACTTTATATTATGAACCCACCTAACACAGATACGGTTGATGAAATTATTGATCAATTGGACACTGTAGAAATGGACACTAACTATTCAGCCACTTACTGGCCTTGGATTCAAGTACGTGACACTGATAATGCAACACAGATATACTTACCACCAACAGGTGAGGTTCTAAAGAATATTGCACTAACAGATAATGTATCTTACCCATGGTTCGCAGTAGCGGGTTACTCAAGAGGTTTAGTAAACGCGATTAAAGCGAAGAAAAAACTTACTTTAGAGAATAGAGATGACTTATATAAAGCAAGAATTAATCCAATTGCAACATTCTCAGACACAGGTACTATTATTTGGGGTAACAAAACTCTACAGGTTAGAGAATCCGCACTTGATAGAATCAACGTAAGAAGATTATTGTTAAGAGCAAGAAAATTAATTTCAGCAGTTGCGGTTAGATTGTTATTTGAACAAAATGACGAACAAGTAAGAAATGAGTTCTTAAGATTGGTTAATCCTATTTTGGAGTCGATTAAAAAAGAAAGAGGACTTTATGAATTCCGTGTGGTTGTATCAAATGATCCAGAAGATATTGATGCTAACACGCTTAGAGGTAAGATTTATATCAAACCAACAAGAGCACTTGAATTTATAGATGTTGAATTCTTAATAACTCCAACAGGAGCATCATTTGAGAATATATAATAAAAAAAAAGAAGGGGAGATACATTGTAGTATTTCCCCCTCTAAGTAAAAATTGAGATGACACCCAGTATAATGCCAGTGTAATGCAAGTAATAATTGATATTTAAATAATAATTATATATATTATATAATTAACTTATAAATCTTTTAAAGTTTGCTACCAGTATTACTGGGTAAATAAAAAATACGTAATAAAATTGACAAAGTCAACTTAATTGATAATAAATTTTAAAATATTTCACTAACAGAGATATTTATAATAAAGAATAACTAAAAGAAAACAAATATAAAGACATGGCAGATTTATTAATGAAAATGCCGGTTCCCTACGAACCGAAAAGAGTTAACCGATTTATCGTTAGATTTCCATCATCATTGGGAATCAATGAATGGTATGTAACGTCGGCGGCAAGACCGAGTGCTAAAATAAACTCGGTGGAAATACCATTTTTAAATACCTCAACTTATGTTGCTGGTAGATTTACGTGGGATACCCTAAGAGTTAAATTTAAAGATCCAATCGGACCATCAGCGTCACAAGCGTTAATGGAATGGTTTAGATTACACGCAGAATCTGTAACAGGTAGAATGGGTTACGCTGCAGGGTATAAAAAAGATATTGAATTAGAAATGTTAGACCCAACTGGTGTTGTGGTTGAGAAATGGATTCTTCAAGGTACGTTCATGCAAGATTTGAACTTTGGTGAATTAGATTACAACAATGATGCACTTGCAACAATTGATTGTACATTGAGAATGGATAGATGTATCCAAGTTTACTAATAAAATAATCTGTCAAATATATTAAGGGGACCAACTATGGTCCCTTTTTTTTTTGTTTAAACTTTACTTTAGTGTATTTATTCGTTACTATTAAATAATATGGAAGATAAACGTGAATATGTCATAGACCCAAACATCAGTTATGATGTTGTTGAGTTGCCGAGTCGAGGTATTATGTACCCTAATCGAACAAAATCCGTCAAAGTTGCTTATTTAACTGCGGCAGATGAAAATATCCTGTCTTCACCAAATTTAATTCAAAGTGGGGAAGTGATTAATGAGTTACTTAAAAGAAAAGTTCTTACTAAAGAAGTTGCAATTGGAGATATGGTTGAAGAAGATAGACAAGCAATTCTTATCTTTCTACGTAATACCGCATTCGGACCTGAGATTGGAATGAGATTAATTGATCCAAAAACAGAAGAAGAATTTGAAACGGTAATTGATTTATCAGAACTAACATACAAAGAATTCAACTTAGTTGAAGATGAGAACGGACAATACCCATATTTCTTAGAAAAAAGTAAGGTTGATATTACATTTAATTTCTTAACACCTAATGATGAGAAAGAATTAAATGAAATCACCAATAGTTGGAATGGTCTTGGTACCGCACCAATCGTCACAAAGAGATTAGAGAAGATGATTAAATCGGTAAAAGGAAATAAAGACCCTATGAATATTAGGAATTTTATTGAAACAATGCCAATTGCAGATTCACAACAATTTAGACGATACGTAAGAGATAATAAACCTGGGGTGGATTTGTCCCGAACAATTTACGCCCCATCAGGAGAAGAAGTTACGTTCAACGTAAACTTCGGGGTGGAGTTTTTTCGTCCTTTCTACGGATTATAGGAGTAATAGGCTTACGGAGATCACATTCTTAGTTCAAAACGGTTTTACACACACAGATATTCTTGATATGCCGGTTTTTGAACGAAAGTACTACATTGAAAAAATCTTAGAGCTCAAAAACCCACAGTCTTAATATTTATCAATATGGCGGTAAATTCAAAAAAGATACAAGATATAGTAGATGACTGGGCTTCTAAACAAAACCCAGCACCTACTCAACAACAAATCACCGCAAAGACGATTGCGGTCACCAAACAACAAGCAGATTTAGAAGAAAGTAATGGAAATGGGAGTAAAGATGATGGTATGATTGCTAAAGCAATCAAAGCATCTGCGGATACTGACCAATACGCGTCTGTTAATAGTAACACATCAATCGAGAAGTTTGCCGAATTATATACTCAGGCAAAAAAAGAAGGGGATAACCCTATAGAAAAGTTCTTTTCGGGATTACAAGGTGTGGCGTCAAATCAAACTGAAACATACGCCAAAGAACAGGTATATATGTTACGTCAGATAAACCAAGAAATGGGTTTAACTGGTCAATTTTCAAAAGATTTTAGAGATTCATTAAATGATACAATTCCTGAATTACAGAAATTGGGTCTTGGTGTGAGTGATGTTGTCGAGTCAACTAAAGAAATGGTTGAAAACTCGGGAAAATTTGCGTTCATATCAAGTGAAAGTCAAGTTAAAGCGGCTCAAATAGCAACTGCGTTTGGAATGACAATGAAAGAACTTGCGGGTTCTTACAAATCATTTGAAGATGTTGGTATTGGTGCTGTTGGTGCGGCTGAAGCAATTGGGGATGCGGGAAAAGAATCTTTGGAACTTGGGTTACAATCACAAACAACAATTAAAGGTTTACAAGATAATGTAGATAAACTAAATCAATTTGGTTTCCAAAAGGGAATAAGAGGTTTAGAAGAAATGGTAAGAAAATCAACAGAATTTAGAATGAGTGTTGATAGTGTCTTCCAAGTTGCAGATAAAGTATTTTCACCTGAAGGTGCACTTGAAATGGCGGCTAACCTACAAGTGGTTGGTGGTGCTATGGGAGCATTAAATAACCCTCTCGAAATGATGTATATGGCAACTAACAACGTTGAAGGTCTACAAGATGCAATATTTAAATCCACAGAAAGTCTCGCTACGTTTAATAACGAAACGGGAAGGTTCGAAGTTGTAGGTGTAAATCTTAGAAAGGCTAAGGATATGGCAGATGCGACAGGTATCTCATTATCTGAACTTACTAAGGGGGCAATTGCGGGTAACGAAAGAATGCAAGCAATGAACGACATGTCGGGGATTGATGTTCCTGAAGAAACAAAAAGATTCCTTACAAATATTTCCCAAATGAAAGATGGGGAAATGACAATTGCAATTGAAAACCCTGAACTTCAGAAGAGGTTAGGTCAGTCCGAATTCAAGGTGTCTGAAATGACTGACACGGTTGCTCAAGAGTTAATGAAATACCAAAAAGAGTTTAAAGCAATGTCACCTGAAGATATTGTTAGACAACAAGCAAATGCGGTTCAAAATCTTATGAAAGATGTGAACTACATTTTAGGTATTATGAGAATCCAAGGTGCTAAGACAGGAGATTCTGCGGTTAAAGCATTATTTGGTATGGATTCTAAAGATATAGGAACCATGTTAAGTAACCAAGGTGATAAAGGATCTGACTTTGCGGGTGCATTTATTAAAGACAAAATGGAGGGTGTAAGAGCAATATTAGATCAGGCCAACGAATCAGCCAACAAAATTAAAGAATCACAACAAGAACAAAATAAATCAATGGAGAGTCAATCAAATACGACTCAATCCCAAACCATTACCATCAAGTCGGACTCTGCAATGGGAGCATACCAAAGACAACTACAGAGTAATCCTCAATTTTGGGCCGATTTAATGAAGAGTGACGAACGTAGTTATACTCCATAAAACTTATCAAATTTTACTTTTGAATCTATTTATCTAATAAAATAAGATATGCCAAGTTACTTAGATTTTAATTCAACGAAGATGTTTAGAGATTCTATACTTGCGAGAACTCTACAACAACCTAACGGACCACAAACATTTAATAGTGGTGCGTACTCTGTTGAAACATTAAGAGACGACGCAAATGTAGATCCAGGTGATGTTGAAACTAACTTACAAACCTATTTAGCGGTTCCCGAGAACCTTAATACTTTTGGTGCTGATGAGTTTAGTACTGTTACGGATTTAAGAAACTTAGTTGGTTTTAGTGATTTGGGATTATATCCTTATTACACCGCAGGAACATATAATAATTTAGTTAGTATTATGACTACCGACGACTATGAGTCGGAATCTAAACTAATGCAGTTTGCTGCTTGGAACATTAAAAACAACAAACAAGGACCTGTTCTCGCAAGAATTACACAAAATTTAGTTGCTGCAACATACGGGAGGGTACGATTAATAGACGCTCTAAATGGGAATACGGCTACGGCTATCAATCTAATAACAGGACGAGAAGACTTAATTGAGAAAAATTATAAAATTACTGTTGCAAAAACCTTAGCGGGTAAAGCAATTGATTTTGTACAAACAGTTGCGGGTGTTGAATTCCCATGGAGTGAAATACCGGGTGATTATTTAACAAACCCAAGAAACCCAATAGTTAATAGACCTGAAGCACAAACAGGTTTAGGTAGGGTATTCCAAGATATCACAGGTGCGTTGGGGTCTTTATTAGGAATACAAAGAAGACCAAAACCAAGTAGAAAACCATCAGATCTTATGATCGAATATATGGGTGGTGGTCAAAAGGCGGTACTTTTTGATAATTTAAGATTCTCAACATATGCACCGAACTACACTAAAACTGCAAGATCACAACAATCATCAAAACTATTTAATTTTCCTAATCAAATTGGGGACGCAATTAATGATATATTAGGAGCGGGAGCACCTGCGGGACAAGCGTATATTGGTGATGATAGAGGTGAGGATGTAAACTACGCAATGAACGATTTCAATGAAAATGTCATTAGAAGTAGTTACTACCTTAGTTTATTATTTGATCCTGTTCAAACAGAACTATTTGAAATAAAAAGAAACATATCAGAAGGTGGTCAAATCGGAGGTAAACTTACTTGGTACAGTACAAATTCAAAAAATAAGTTAGGGGCGAACAATGAAGAATTTAATAGTGAAAGATCACAGTTCGAACAGAGTTTATCTAACTCATATTCATTTAGAAGTGATTCTATATTAGATAAAACACAACAACTTCTTAATTCAATGCCGTCAGATGGTGGTGCAGCAAGAGGTCATGTTGCAAATGCAATTGATCAAACAAGTAGAATCTTTAGAGAAGGGAATACATTAATGTCACGAGGATCCGCAATTAAATATGTGGATAAATTTAGTGGTGATGAAGGTGGGGTTGAGTATTGTCGGGTTTGGACTAAAGATAGGTCTTACATGAATATGTCCGACACAATGAAAAGAACGGGAAATATTAGAAAGTTCGATTCAAGTGTTATGACTACACCGTGGAATTTAAATATTGCACCAATGTCCAATGGACAGAATGGTGACCCTGATACTGCATTCGCATCATCAACCAATATTGTAAAAGCGGGAGATGGTTATGTAGCAAAAAAATATATGTTCTCACTTGAGAACTTAGCTTGGAAAACATCTAACATGCCAGGTTTTATGGTAAGTGATTTACCATTTTGTGAAAGAGGACCTAACGGAGGTAGAGTTATGTGGTTTCCACCATACGATTTAAAAGTAACTGAACAAAATAGTGCAAGGTGGGAAGAAAACAGTTTCTTAGGGAGACCTGAACCAATATACACATACCAAAACACTACAAGATCAGGACAGATACAGTTTAAAATTGTAGTCGATCACCCAAGTATTTTGAATTTATTGGTACAGAAACACTTTAAAGGTATGTCAGATGAAGAATCTGATAATTATATTAACGCATTTTTTGCGGGTTGTGAGGAACTTGATTTCTATGAGTTAATTAGAACATACACAACAATAACTAAAGATGATGCGGACGCAATCAAAAATTATTTAGAAGGTGGTGGAACAGAGGAAGAAATATTAAAATATAAAGTAATTACTGAAGATGCTGAAATTATAGAATTTGATAGTACACCAGTTGAACAATCACCAGAAAAACTTGAAGTGTCTTTATACTTCCCAAATGACTACCCAAGAAAGTCGGGATCTAAAGATGTAAACACCACTGTTTTGTATAGTGACATTAAAAATTCATATTCACAAACAGAATATGAGGGTTACTTAGATAGTGGTTTAACTAATTTATTTTCAGGAACTGCAACTGCTGCTAAGAAAAATGACAAAAAGGTAATTTATGGTGATGAGACAGTAACAGGAACACCAGCCCAAATAAATCTAACTAAAGGTAAATTAACTGAGGCGTTTAGTAAGTTGGACACAAACTTCGAAGTGTATTCAAATAAGTTAACTGAAATACAAACAAGACTTGAGAATAAAGAAATTAAATTGTTAACGTTTGGTTTACAATCAAGTACATCCTCAGTTGCTGATGACGACTACAATGTCTACCTCTCAATGAGAAGAGCACACTCTGTTGTTCAGGACATTTTAAAACAAATTGAAAAACCAGGTAACAATACATCAGTTAAGTGGCCAACAGAAGTCAGTGCGGGAACAGGACCAAAAGATTTTGGACCTATCGTGTATAAATTTACTGACTTAGGATATGAAGGTATTGAGGGTGAACTCGTATTTAAGGGACAAAGTTTTGGTGAGAATGTTGACGACGCAACTTTGGGTGGTTTAAGTGGTGGTGGTGGATCTTCAAATATTGACTGTCATAATAAAAATATTCAAAGTTCTTCCGCATTAAAGAAATCCGCACCTATAACATTTTATTGTAGATATACGGGTGTTGTTATGTTAATTGTTGCTAACGACAAACAACCTGAAGACCCTAACGACCCTGATCAAATACCAAAATATAAATTAACACCTGATGGAACGGTAGAACAACCAAAGGTTAAGAAACCACCAATTGATATGATGAAGAAAATCATCATGAAAACATTGTCGGAGTGTTACTATTTTAAAGTACTTGAGGAAGATTCACCAAATACATTTAAAAGTTTAACTGAAAAATTAAAATATTTTCATCCAGCATTTCATTCAACAACACCTGAAGGTTTAAATAGTAGACTTAATTTCTTACTACAATGTGTAAGACCAGGAGATACTATACCAATTAAAGGTATTGCAAATGATGCTGACTTACGTGCGAGGAACACAAGTTTTGGACCTCCACCAATATGTGTTGTGAGAATAGGTGATTTCTATCATTCTAAAATTGCAATAAGAGATGTAAATATTTCATACGATGACTCACCATGGGATTTAAATCCTGAGGGTATCGGAGTTCAACCAATGATTGCGAGTGTAACACTACAAGTTAACTTTATTGGTGGTCAAGGTCTTGAAAAACCTGTTGAACGATTACAAAATGCATTATCATCTAACTTCTTTGCAAATACAGAAATGTATGACCCAAGATCGGTTTCCACTAATTCAACAATAGGTGGGGTAGACGCTAAAGAATTTACAAAAGAATTCTTAGATTCATTACAAAGAGCAAACACAATTAACCAAAGTCCATCAGGTGACAATAGTGATTCAGTTCCAGTACTTAACGAAGGTGTTTATATTGGAGAAGTGGATAAGGATGCGTCTACTGGTCAAGAATCTGAGGGAGACCCTACGGTTCCAACAGTTGAACCAACAGGTCAAACAATTAGTTATAAAAATATAGTAACTGATTTGGCTAAACAATATGAAGATTACTTTGAAACGTTTAAAACGACTTATGACGACATATTAATTAAATTTGGTCCTGAGGTACATAGTTTACTTTTATCACCAACATATAGGTCAATAAACACCTTTACGGTTAACACATCAAACGTTGGAACAAGAACAATTAAGATGTTAGGGGAATACACGTCAACCACAGAGTTGAACAGTAGAATTAACGAACTTAAAACGAGTATGGTTTCTGCAATTTTAACAGAAGACGTATCAGAAATGTTCAAGTTTGATAATTTCCTTTCACCCGAAAAGATTGAAAGATCGAATACAATACTAAGACCTAAACTTGAAGAGTTGGTTGTATCAAAATTAGATGAGGCGGTTGGAAGTTTAAATGATGTTAAATCAAAAAGGAATTTGGTTATTGAAAGTTTAGATAAATTAAATTATTTAACTAAGTATGTGGGTGATGGTCAGATTAAAGATCAGACTTACACACAAGCAACACTTTCAGGTTTTACCTTTTCAACACTATACAATGAGTATGATATATTTGTTGATTTCTTTGACAAGAATAGTGATAAATTCATAAAGGACTTAGACACAACAATAAATTTCGACTCACTAAGTGTGAATGTGACTATACTTAGTGATTTATTATCCGTATTATTATCTGAGGAGAATGATCTTACAAGTATAACTGACATCTACAAAGATGACATACTTTTTAGTGATAACATAAAGAAAAGAATTGAAAGAAAAGTTAAAAGTTTTATAAAGACAACTAAACCTGAGAAAATAAACCTAAGTAGGTTTAAGAAATTGAAGGGTGATAGTGAACTTAAGTTTACGGTTTCAAGTACTGCGGATATAACAGATGGAACACAGAAAGAAATGTTAGAAAAGATTCATTTAGATCAGGTAACAACTTTGGGAAGTACACTAAATAATTTTAAACCAACTAAAGTCGAGAAATAATGAGTAGACAATATTTTAACAGATACGAGTTTTTTGAGAACGATGGTGACTTTAAAATTGTGCCAGGTATTGAAATCAAAATTACGTCCTCAGATAAGTATGTACAATTTAAAAGAGGTAAGAACAGGTTGGATAAGATCTCTCAGGAGTATTATGGAACACCTGTGTTTGGTTGGTTAATTTTACAAGCAAATCCAACTGCGGGTAGTATTGAATTTGAGATACCAAATAACTTTCTTTTAAGAATACCATTCCCACTTGTTAATACATTACAAGAATATAAAAGGAGTGTAGAACTGTACAACTTATATTATGGCGAATAACGACCTCACAAATAATGAAAAAATATTAGTAAAGGTCGATCAGAATAATTTAATTCTAATTGACCCGAACAGTACCGTTTCTAATGGTATTGTGGAACCAAGGGCAACAAACGCAGAAAACTATGTTTATTATGTGAATCTTGAAGCTGATCTTATACCAAGAACAACTTTAGTTAGTGGTGAACAAAACACACTTTCGTCAGTCGCTGAGGGAACATTAAACTTCTTACAGAACAAAAATAGTGAATACTTAGACACAACATGGACCGACACTTATAATCCAAGGAGAGATTCGGAATTTAAAAGGGCCGACATTATTGATGACACAGGACAGGCGTTTGGAATACAAAGTATTGATATCCAAGTTAGAGGTACAAATTTTGTCCCTAAAGTTACTATAAAGTTTGTAGATGTAAGAGGTAAAACCTTATTTGAATCACCAAAAAATTCACCATACCAAGCATTCTTTCACCAACCATGGCCAATATTTTACTTAACAGTAAAAGGGTTTTATGGTAAAGCAATGAGGTATAGACTTCATATGACCGATTTTAATTCATCATACAATGATGGTAATGGGAACTTTGAAAGTGTTGGTGTATTCATTGGATCGACTTACGCGTATTTAAGTGATATCCCATTAAAGGGTATATTAAATGCACCTTACATGTATGGTATTGAACAAACGAAAGATACCAAAACAAATGAAAAAACGGGTGAGGTTACAAAAGTAATATCTAAAACATCTAAAGGGTATCTTACACTTAAGTCCATCTTTGAGGAATATAAGAGAAAGGGATTAATTGATGATGACATGCCAGTCAAAACTCTAAAAGAGGTGATTGACATTGCAAAAAGATTAGATCCAATATTAGAAAAGAAAATATTTGGTGAGGTTGTGGACATGAAGATATTTGTGGCATCAAAAGAAATGTCCGACCAACTTAGAAGGTTTTTTGGTCAAGTACAAGCGTGGCAAACAAAAAACTTAACCCCCGAATTTATAGCTATACCAACAGGAAGTGATGATCCACTACATAGACATTTCTATTTAACAAAGACAAACAACAACACGACCGAAAGTATAATTGGTGAGGGTAAAGGAGGAACGTTAGAATCAATCATATTACAAAACTTAAAAAGTTTAAAAAGTAGTGAAATCTTTGGAAAAGAAACTCAAAAGACGACTGCGGACTTTAAAAAATTATCAATAAATCTTAACCAATCAATCAAAGATATTGGTTCTTACTATTCAACAACTAATGGTGCTGGTAAAGTTACTGTTGCAATTGATAAATTGTTTGATGATATGTATAAGATTTCCAATTCATTTCAGGAAGAACTAACGAAACTACAAGATGGGGTTGAGTTCAAAATGAATGAAGTAATTTCAGGTAAAGACGGTATTGGATTTGAACCCACAATACGAAATATTGTTGCAATAATATTAGCATCAGCAGATACGTACATCAGACTATTGAAAAGTGTTCACCTTCAGGCGTACAACATCTCAGAAGAAAGAAAAACCATAATTAAAGGATTCACCAATGAAAGTGTGGGTGATGCAATTTATCCGTGGCCTGAGATTAAAAAACAAAGTACAGGAACAACTAAAGTACTTGCATATCCAGCGGAGTCGGATTTAATACAGAAGTTACGATCAGATGATATGACGTTGTGGCCTGAAGTACAATTTGTAGAAGAATATGCTGCGGTATCTACACAAAGAACCGACAATCAAGGTGGTAATGAATCTGATACAAGTTCAATTAGGTTTGAATTTGGAGATAGTAATAACGAAGAAAAAAGTACTAACAGAGTATCTACGTTTGATGTATTACCTGGTAGTCCTTATAGTGATAAAAACTTAGATTCATTCTTATATGAAATCTATGAGAGGTCACAACTAATTACGTTATATGACACATTCAACGGACCAACCTTAAATGAACTTGGTAAACGAGAATTTGAAACAATACAAAATTTAACGGGGGAGGATTACTTTCTTATTGATATTTTAAGAGGTAGTCAAATATCAAGTAGAGAAAGACATTTAGAATTGATGAGGTCATTCTCACCATACGAGAGGTATCCATACCATGAAGATAATCAAATCACGGTTCCGTATTTGTTGGATAATTCAACAAAATCGTTCACGTTAAAAGATTATACGGGTGAGGACACTGTAATCTCGAAAAATGGGGAATATGAAAAATTACAAACGAACTTAGACCAATATATAAGTGAAGAATATAGATCAAAGATATATCCTTTTAATTCTGATACGTATTTGGGTTACCTAAACAAGACTACGTTTGCAAAAACCGAACTAAATGTTGGTAACGCACTTAGTGTTGATACGGGTAAAGGGTTTATTAGTAGTCCTGTAAGTCCACGTAGTTGGACGAAGGGAAACCAAGTTGTTACGAATATGTTTAATGAAACATTCTCAGTAGAAAATACAACAACTAAATTAAATATTTTAAACACTCCGTATTTCCACAAATCAATTTACGAAGGGTTCTTTGTTAATGAATCTTATGGAAAGTATAAGTCAGCCGCTTATCTTTTACTTAATTCGTTACCATTTAAAGATTTAAAAGACACAATTGAGTTTATTGATCCTAATTCAATAACTCCATCATCTACCCTAATACCGATATTCTCAACTGATAAAGTTTTGATGTCATCGTTATTTAGAGAAATCGGGTCGACACATTACGTACCTTACCACTTAATATTGAAGTGGGGGTCAATATATCATAGGTATAAGGAACACATTATTAATAATGTGGATATACTTTCGGGGTTAAACACACCAATTGACGGTGATGAATATTTTGATAACTCATTAAATTTAACATTTGCAAGTTCTATAACAAGGTCGTCACAAACAGATGTGGGTATACATCCACGTTATTCTGCGGTTTACCATCAAGTGGTGAACGGGTACCTATATTATAATGTAAATGATACAACACCAACCTCATTTGATAATGTGGTGGGTACTAACACTTTGTTTATAAACGCGTTTGACACAACTAAAGGTAAATACTATAATTCATTTGTGGATAATAGTCGTTTTACTTCTACAGATCTTAGACTAACGATACTACCATCAACAGGAACCAACATAAAACGGGACCTTTATTTAGATTTTAATGACTCAGAACAATTTAATTTCAGGGTAAATTGGGTGGATAATCAAAGTAGTGAATTTATTGTAACAGGTAAAACATCACCAACACCAATGGAATATTTTGGGGGTATGTCAACTAATAATGAAAAGGTTATTGACTTAATTGGGACATTTAGTCCTGACATCTTAACCTCGTTTGAGGAAGCATTTTTAGATTTTTCAAGTGAAGTGATTGATAGTCATACACCATATAAAAAATATGAGACAGTTTATTACCCCAAATTTCAAGACCTTCTAAAAGAAATTGTGACTGTCGAGAAAAAAGATGGTGATGTTCTTAATACTGGATCAATTATAAATACAATTAGTTTAAGACAGGAAGAAAACCAAAAGAAGGCCACTGAAAATATTCTAACGACACAGAATATGTTAGAGTTAACCATAACAAATCCAAAGGAGTTAAATCCACATATTTTAAATGGTTATATTAATTTTAACAGTAGAAATTTGTCAGTTGGTGAGTTTCAATCGTCACAAGTGTCAAGTAATTCAAAATACATTGAATTGTATATTGGGGAAGATATTGATGGTAATTATTTAGATTTTTTCAATATCAGTAATATTGAACTTAGTGAGGAAAATGTATTTGCATTCAGACCAATAGTTCAAATATATGGTGGTTATAAAAAATCGGGTGGTGTAACAACTAAAACAGCATTCATCGAATATCTTACGACTTCAATAGTGGCACCACAAAACAGTAGACAAAGTTTATTTTTAAATCAGATATATCGAAAATTACCAACATTAGAAAGACTTAAGGATAAGAATAATAATTTGGGCATTATAAAAGGTTATAATGAGGACACAACAATTAAGTTGGAGTTATACAATGATATAAAGAGTTTAAACGATAAATGGATCTCAGGTAATTCTATGGGTCAAAGACTTTTAATGGAAGAGTTCATGTTTTTAGACAAGGCTAATAAAGATATTGGTGATGAATTGTTTATTGACTTAAAGAAATTAATTCAACTTGGTGATACCAAAAATTCAAACATTGATTTGTACTCTACAATTGGAATATTAATTGCACAAACGGGAATTGATATGAGGGTATTACCCGCATATATTAATTTCTATGCGAATGAAAGTAGAAGAACGAGAGTTAAACCTTCAGACACAATCGCGTCGGTAATGTTTGGTAAATTCTTAGAAGTGGATACTGAATATTCAACACCGAAAGCAATCTTACAATACGTGTCGGGGGGATCCAAACATTTAAATCTATCGGACATTAATGATAAGTATATGTATAAGGATGATGGTGTTGATTTAGAAAGTGCACAAGATAACCCCATACTAATCACCGATCCTGATTATTTTAATAATTCAAATTTATCTAAATCAAATAAGGTGGTTGCATTTGAAGTAAGTTTTGGTGATCAAAACCAACAAATGTTTAAGGGTATCTCATTGGATCAGAAACAATTTAAGAATACCTACGAATCCAATGTTGCAATGGAAAGACTTGCAAAATCACAATCAGGTTCAGGTGTTCTACAAGTTGACACAAGTTTGTTTGACATCTATAGAACAAGATCTTATACATGTACCGTAACCGCGATGGGTAACGCAATGATACAACCGACCATGTACTTCCAACTGAAAAACGTACCACTATTTGAGGGAGCATATTGGATTGTAGAAGTGTCACACGCAATTGCAAACAATTCTATGACCACAACCTTTAAAGGTGTGAGAATGCCGAAAGATTCATTACCTAACCCTAAAGATTCATTTATCGCAACATATAGAGTTCTATTTGATAAGATTCTTAAACGAGCAGTTGCAAAACAAAAACAGATAGATGATGATTTAAAATCATTGGCTAATGACGAGGGTAAACTATCTACCGTAACCACTAAGGACGGTACATTCAGCACGGATTACCAATCACCTATTAAAGGTGAGACTTTATTGAAAGAGGTTGGGTATAGTAAATTTGGTATACCATTTAATGGAAAAGACAACAATACTACAATACAAAAAATAAAATACACAGGTAATAACACCGCAAATCACGGTACGTGGCTAAGAGCTCGTGTTGATCATATTGATGCACATTTATCAGATAGTAATGATTTAAGTTTAGTTAACTTTGCAAAACAAATAACCGTTAATCCGAGTAAGATGAAATGGTCAGAAATTAAAGGAACTACAAATACCAAATACTTCTTTACCGCACCTTATAATATGAATGTGTTAAAAGATAGTAGTCCACTCTTCTTTGTGGGTCGTAGAACGGTATTCTATAACCCAAACAATAACTTACGTAAAGAAATACCTCACCAATCAGTGACTGACCAAGGGTTAGGTCCTGTATATGCCGATAGATACATAGAAGGTCCAATTGATAATGGTAGTCGAGGTGAGTACGGAATAACGATGTCCAAAATATTAATGAAGGACTTAAAACTAAGTAAGGGGGATGTCATTTACTTTTTAACTACCTAATCTTGGAGAATTAACAATAACGGGATATTTATAATAAAACGACAAAATTATGGACAATATAAAAGTAGGTTCTGCAATTGAAAATTTCTTATCAAAAAAGAAAGTTACGAATCTCAATGAAGATGGTACAGAACAAGAAGTATGTGATATGAATACGGGAGTATGTCATACCGTACGTTCTAAAGACGGTCTTGTTGAAAGAATTAATAAAAGATACCTTACCGAAGACGGTAGACAACTATTAAGTGATTAACCATGAGTTTAGAAAAACAATTACGCGAAGAGTTAGATAGATATAATAGTATTAACAACTATCAAAAAAAATCTATTAACGAACAAGAAGAATTAGATCCGACGGATTTACCTACAGGTGATGAACCAGTAGGTGATGCACCAATAGGAGATGAACCAGTGGGTGACGCACCCGTTGACGACTTACCTGTTGATGATGCACCTGTCGATGAAATTCCGGCTGAAGAACCTGAAGGGGACTTTGATACGGAAGAAATTGACATTACTGACTTGGTTAACATGACACAAAACATCAAAAATGACTTGGATTCAAGTAAATCTGATAATGATGCTGTTATGGGTAAAATGGGAGACCTGTTTGGTAAGTTAGACGATTTAGAATCTAAACTTTCTCAAATGGATGATGTAATTGCTAAAATTGATGGTCTTGAGAGTAAGGTTACACAAATGAAAGAACCAACTCCACAAGAAAGACTTGAGATGAGATCTTTAGATTCCTATCCATTCAACCAAAGTCCAACTGATTTCTTTTCACAGAAACAAGGTGAGATGAAAAAAAGTGGTAAAAATGAATACGTTATCACTAAATCTGATTTAGAGGATATAAATCCAGGTCAGATGAGAGCATCTTTTGGGGAAGAAGACGAAGACGAATACTAAAATGAGTTTGAGTTCGGACGTTAGATTTTTATTGGAGGTACAAGCACAACTTAGAATACTCCATTGGCAAACTAAAAGTCATGCAAAACATCTTGCATTGGGTGATGCTTATGAAACATTAGGAGAACTTATTGATACATATGTTGAAACATGTATGGGAATTCATGGTAGATTTATATTAGGTGATGAAGAAAGAAGTTTAAGTATACAAAACTTGTCAGATATTGATTTGTTAGGTATGGTTAAAACAGTAAGGGTAAGTTTCCAAAACATGGACATCAATCCAAAGGATGTCGACCTACTAAGTTTACGAGATGAAATGTTGGTTGTTATAAATAAACTTTCTTACCTCCTTACTCTAAGGTAGTTGTAAATTAAAATAAGATATTTTAAAATATTAAAGTCCAGGGGGTTGACCTTTGGACTTTTTTTGTGTACCTTTTAGTATAAACAAATAAATATTTTAAATTATGAGCACAATCGACGCGATACTCAATCAGTATCAAAAGAACAACAATCCATCCGCAGGCGGAAACAGAATTTCAAGTGAAGAAAGACTTAAAAGGTACTTCACAACCATCTTACCGAAAGGAACGAGAAATGGTGAAAAAAGACTTCGTATTCTACCAGCCACTGATGGAGGGTCACCATTTGTAGAAGTAAAATTCCACGAACTCCAAGTTAATGATAACTGGATGAAAATATATGACCCAGCACAGGTAGGTGAGAAATCACCATTAAACGAAGTGAGAGATAGTTTACTTGCTACAGGACTTGAGGAAGACAAAAAAACCGCAAGAACTTATAACGCAAGAAAATTCTACATCGTTAAAGTTATTGATAGAGATAACGAAGAAGACGGACCTAAGTTTTGGAGGTTCAAACATAACTACAAACAAGAGGGACCTTTAGATAAAATCTTCCCAATCTTCAAGAACAAAGGTGATATTACTCATCCAACTGAAGGTAGAGATTTAATTTTGTCACTTTCTTTAAACAAAGCACCTAATGGTCGTGAGTACACAACTATTAGTTCTGTTATGTATGAAGATGTTGGACCTTTATCAACAGATCCTGAACAGGCTAACGCATGGGCAAACGATCCACAAACGTGGGAAGATGTTTATTCTAAGAAACCTATTGAGTATTTGGAATTAGTTGCATTAGGTGAAACACCAAGATGGGACAGCGACCAAAAGAAATTTGTAGGAACTAACGAACCAACAATGGTTGAATTTTCGAATCCAACACCTGTTGAAGATCCACAAAGTACTGAAACGAAATCTGATGATTTACCGTTTTAATTAACAAACCTATGGGTCCCCACCTCAAAAAGATTTTGATGGAAACATCTGGTGGAGCACGAAACCGACCTTTTGTCGGCCCCGAGGTTGGGGACCCTTTTATAATATAAACATGGCAATAAAGAAAAAAGATTTTAAAAGTATTAAATCGAAGTTTTCTAAACAGGCTAAATTTAAGTCTGATAGATTTTTTGATTTAGGTGATGCGTTTTTAGATGCTACAGGTTTACCAGGTCCTGCAATGGGACACATCAATATGTTGTTAGGTCATTCTGATACGGGTAAAACAACTGCACTTGTAAAAACCGCAGCTGACGCACAAAGGAAAGGTGTGTTACCTGTTTTTGTTATTACAGAACAAAAATGGGACTTCCCACACGCAAAAATGATGGGTCTTGAAGTTGATGAAATTGTTGATGAAGAAACAGGAGAAATTGAATATGATGGATTCTTCTTATTTAACAACGAGTTTGAATATATTGAACAGATTACAGATTACATTAATGAATTGTTAGATGCTCAGAAAAGTGGTGAGTTAGAATACGACTTACTTTTCTTGTGGGATTCTGTTGGTTCAGTACCATGTAAAATGACTTTTGACGGTAAAGGTGGAAAACAACACAACGCATCTACATTGTCAGATAAAATTGGAATGGGATTAAATCAAAGAATATCAGGATCAAGACGAGTTGATTCAGGATTTACAAATACACTTGTCATTGTAAACCAACCATGGGTTGAGTTACCCGATAATCCTTTCAGTCAACCTAAGATTAAAGCAAAGGGTGGTGAGTCAATTTGGTTAAACTCTACTTTGGTTTTCAGATTTGGTAATCAGAAAAATGCGGGGACTAACCCAATTGTGGCAGTAAAAGACAAGAGAAAGGTAAAGTTCGCAACGAGATCTAAGGTTTCAATTATGAAAAATCATGTAAATGGTCTTGGATATGAGGATGGTAGAATAATTCTAACATCACATGGTTTTCTTTCAGGTAAGGACGCGGCTGAAGAGAAAAAGTCGTTAGAGGCTTACAAAGCAGAATATGCATCTTTATGGAAAGAAAAACTCGGAATTGAAGGTGAGTTTGATTTAAGAGAAGAAAAAGAATAGATTGTTGAACCTCATAACAGGTGATAAATGTCAGTATTATTAGTAGACGGAGATAACTTACTTACGATTGGATTTTATGGAGTAAAAAATTACTTCTATAAAGGTGACCATATTGGTGGGTTATATCACGTCATTAACACATTAAGAAAATCTTTCGAACTTTATAAACTCGATAAGATAGTTGTCTTTTGGGATGGTGAAGATGGTGCGGCTACTCGTAAAAAGATGTATTCACGTTATAAGGAAAACCGAAGACAAAGAATTCGTTCCGACAAGGAAAAAGAATCCTACACAAAACAAAGAAGAAGAGTCCAACAATATCTTGAAGAACTTTATGTTAGACAAGGTGAGTTTGAATTCTGTGAAGCAGACGATTGTATTGCTGAGTACGTACAAAGAAGTACTGAGGATACAATTGTTTATTCCTCTGATGGGGACTTAGCACAATTGGCATCCGACACTACAAGGATATATAACCCATCACACAGGAAACTTTATAGTCAAAATGATATAATACAATATGAACATCAAGATCTACACATACAGAACGTTAAAATCGTTAAGATAGTATGTGGTGATCGATCAGATAATATCACAGGAATATATAATTTAGGAATTAAGAAAATGTTAAAACTTTTCCCTGAATTAAAAACAAGACCTGTGACTTTAAATGAAATTATTGAACGTTCAAATGAATTATTTGAGGAAGATAAGAATAATAAGACAGTTAAAAACCTCTTAACAGGGGTTACAAAGTACGGTATTTACGGAGAGGAATTTTTTAACCTTAATGAAAGTATTGTTAGTTTAGACCAACCGTTTCTTACAGGTGAAGCTCGAGAAACAATCACCGACCTTATCCATGAAAATTTGGATCCTGAAGGAAGATCCTATAAAAACACGATGAAGATGATGATGGAAGATGGTATGTTCACCGTTCTCCCTAAATCAGATGATGCGTGGGTAAAGTTCCTCAACCCTTTTTTACGTTTAACACGTAAGGAAAAAAATAAAAGAATAATAAAAATTAAAAATCATGACTAATAACGACCCAACTAAAGTAGAATTTTTGTTATCCCTTAGTGGTAACATAATTTGTCAAAGATTCTTCAATGTGAAGGATTTTAACCATAACGCAAAAAGATCTTTAGATATTAATGCAGATGTTTCAAATATTTGTGAAGAAATTTCAAACGATTTAAAAGAAAAAACATTGGATTTTCTTAGTAGTAATCAAAACTATTATCCCGTTTTAGACTCTGGGACCACTACTGAGGTTGAAGAAGAAGAGTACTTTTTACTTGAACTTAAGTTGAATGACGCAGTATTTATTCAAAGGATATTCGCTGCACATGTCTTCCCACCTAAGGTGAGATACTCGGTAGACATTAGACCAAAACTTAGAAGAATTTTAAACGATTTATCTGAGACCTTATCATATGATGATGTTAATACTACTTACATGTCATACGAGTTAACAAAGTAGAATAAAAACAAAAAAAATTGAGATAATCATGCAAGAAAAGAATTTCGGTGAGTTGGGGAACCAGTTCCAACAAACGTTAATAAAATCAATAATCGAAGACAAAAAGTACGGGGAACAAATCCTCGAAGTTTTAGACAGTAAGTATTTTGACAATATTACATTTAAGTATATTGTTCAAAACGTAAAAGAGTTATTTATCACTTACAATTCGAGAGTACCTGACTATGAAACAGTCAGACAAAAGATTACCGAAAGTTCACTTGCAAACCCTAATACAAGTAAGATACATATTGACACATTAGATGCAATTGAGAATCTTAAAGACCCTGTACATACACCTTCATTTGTAAAGGACACAGCACTTAATTTCTGTAAACAACAGAGCCTAAAGAAGACTTTGAAAGATGTGGATAAATTAATTCATGGTGGAGATTTCCAATCGTATGATAGAATTGAAGAGATGATTGCAGAAGCACTCCAAGTGGGTGTTTCGGATGATGTTGTTGTGGATATATTAGATAATATTTCTGAAGCGTTAGAGAACGATATGAGAACTCCAATGGCGACAGGAATTGTTGGTTTAGATAATTTACTTGACGGTGGATTATCACATGGTGAATTGGGTATGGTGTTAGCACCTACAGGAACAGGTAAAACAACAATACTGACTAAGTTTGCAAATACCGCAGTTAATCAAGGTAAAAATGTAATTCAGTTTTTCTTTGAAGATAGTAACGCACAAATACAAAGAAAACACTTTACGGTTTGGTCAGGTGTTCAAGCAAAACATCAGAGTGAACAGAAGGAATACGTTCAACAGAAGATTCAAGAGGCTACAAGTAGAGAAGGTTTTGGAAGTCTTAAGTTAGTTAGATTACCTAATGGAACATCTACAACGGGGGATATTAAAAGAATTATTAGAAAAGTTTCTGCACAAGGACAAAAACCTGACTTAGTACTTATTGATTATATCGACTGTCTTACATCCGATAAATCGATCAATGGTGAAGAGTGGAAAGGTGAAGGTGCAATTATTAGATCAATAGAATCTATGTGTCATGAAATGAATATAGGTGTTTGGACGGCAGCTCAAGGTAACAGACAATCAAGTACTGTTGATGTACCAGGTGTGGATCATTTCGGTGGTTCTATTAAAAAGGCACAATCATCACACATCATTTTATCTATATCAAGATCAAATGAACAAAAAGAAAACAAAACGGCTAACGTAACTTTAGTCAAATCAAGAATTGGTCAAGACGGTATTACCTTCAATGACTGTAAGTTTGACAATGCAATGATGGATATCGTTCTTGAGGAACAGATGACTATGTTAGGATTTGAACAGAATAAAGTTCAAAGAAACAACAAAAGAGCGGCTGAATTGTACAAACAATCACAAGGAATTAAACAATAACTAAAAATAATTAAGATGACAGAAAAGATTTTACAAGAAAATCCGGGACGATTTGTCCTATTCCCAATAACACACAATGATATTTGGAAGTATTATAAACAACAGGAAGCAAGTTTTTGGACTGCTGAGGAAATTGACTTACAACAAGATGTGAGTGATTGGGTTAACAAATTAAACGATGACGAGAGACATTTTGTTAAACATGTGTTAGCATTCTTCGCGGCGTCTGATGGTATTGTTAATGAGAATCTTGCAGAAAACTTCATTAATGATGTACAATATACAGAAGCTAAGTTCTTCTATGGTTTTCAAATTGCAATGGAAAATATTCACTCAGAAACATATTCATTGTTAATTGATTCTCTTATTAAAGATACTGAAGAACAAGATAGATTATTTAATGCCATTGAAACTATTCCAGCAATTCAAAAGAAGGCGGAGTGGGCACTTAAATGGATCGATTCCGAGTCATTTGCAGAACGTCTTATTGCGTTTGCTGCGGTTGAAGGTATTTTCTTTTCAGGTTCATTCTGTTCAATTTTTTGGTTAAAGAAACGTGGTTTAATGCCAGGTTTAACCTTTTCTAATGAACTTATTTCAAGAGACGAAGGTCTTCACTGTGATTTTGCATGTCATCTGTACAATGAACACATTGAAAATAAATTACCAGAAGGAAGAATTGAGGAAATTATCCTTTCTGCATTAGAAATTGAGAAAGAATTTATTCTTGAAGCATTACCAGTTAGATTAATTGGTATGAACTCAGATTTAATGGAACAATATTTAGAATTTGTTACTGATAGATTATTGGATTCTTTAAACATTGAAAAGAAATTTAACACTGAGAACCCATTTGATTTTATGCAAAACATTGCATTACAAGGAAAAACCAATTTCTTTGAAAAGAGAGTCGCTGAATACCAAAAGGCGGGAGTTAATACCGAAGGAGATGAGGATTTAGATTCTGCGTTTGGTGAAATGGATTTTTAAAATATACAAAAGATGAAAGTTAAAAAAAGAGATGGTTCCTTAGAGGAAATGAGATATGATAAGATCACAAGGAGAATTTCCTCTTTGTGTTCTGATTTAAATTTAGATTATGTTGATCCAACGTACATCACCCTAAAAGTTACACAGGGTATATACGATGGAATATCATCAACGGAGTTAGATACGTTAGCTGCTGAGACAGCTGCGTCAATGACAACTACCCACCCTGACTATGCAAAATTAGCGGGACGTTTAGCGGTTACTAACCTACATAAAACAACACCAAAGAAGTTTTCACAATCAATTAAGGAGTTATATTCTTTTATTGAACCTCGAACAGGTACTGAATCTTCTTTAATTTCTGACGAATTATTTGATTTCGTTAAAAAGAATAGAGCGGTTATTGACGGTGCAATTGTACAGGAAAGAGATTTTGATTTTGATTTCTTTGGATTTAAGACTTTAGAAAGATCTTATTTACTTAAAATCGGTGAACGTATAGTTGAGAGACCTCAATATTTGTATATGAGAGTTGCAATGGGTATTTGTGATGGTGATATTGAAATGGGTCTAAGAATTTACGATGACTTGTCACAACACTTCTACACTCACGCAACACCAACGTTGTTCAATGCGGGTACCCGTAGACCACAAATGTCCTCATGTTTCCTAATTGGAAATAAAGGTGATGATATTAATGGTTTATTTAATACTATTCAAGACGTTGCAAATATATCTAAGTGGGCTGGTGGTATTGGACTACATGTTCATGATGTAAGAGCAAAGGGTTCTTATATTAAAGGAACTGGTGGTGAATCTGACGGTTTACTCCCTATGATGAAAACGTATAACGAAGTTGCACGATGGATTAATCAAGGTGGTAAAAGAAAAGGTTCTTTTGCTGTGTATCTTGAACCATGGCATGCAGATGTCTTTGAATTCATTGACCTAAGAAAAAACCACGGTAAAGAAGAAATGAGAGCAAGAGATTTATTTCTTGCAATGTGGACACCTGATTTATTTATGCAAAGAGTACAAGAAGATGGTGATTGGACACTATTTTCACCTGATGAAGCACCTGGTCTTTCTGATGTTTATGACTCACCTGATAATAAAAACTTTACAGAATTGTACGAAAAGTATGAAAGTGAAGGTAAAGGTCGTAGAGTCTTAAAAGCAAGAAAATTAATGGACGCTATCTTAACTGCACAGATTGAGACAGGTACTCCATACATGTTATATAAAGATCCTGCAAATTACAAATCAAATCAACAAAATTTAGGGACTATTAAGTCTTCTAACCTTTGTACTGAGATTATTGAATACTCATCACCTGACGAACAGGCGGTGTGTAACTTAGCATCTATAGCATTACCTAAGTATATTATTGATGGGGAGTTCAGTCATAAGTTATTATATGAATATGTTTACCAAGTAGTTAAAAATTTAAATAATGTAATCAATTTAAATTTCTACCCAACAAAGGAAACTGAAAAATCTAATATGCGTCACAGACCTGTGGGTCTTGGTGTTCAAGGTTTGGCAGATGTGTTTTGTATGTTAAAAATACCTTTTGAATCTGAAGAGGGAGACACACTACAGACTGACATCTTTGAAACTTTATACTTTGCGGCAATGACATCTTCTAAAGATCTTGCTGAAGTTCACGGACCATATGAATCAATAAGTGAATCACCAATTGAGAAAGGTATTTTCCAATACCAAATGTGGGGATTAAAAGATAAAGATCTATCTGGTAGATGGGACTGGTCATCACTTAGAAAAGAAGTGATTAAATTCGGTGTGAGGAATTCCTTATTAGTTGCACCGATGCCAACCGCGTCTACCGCACAGATCCTAAATAATAATGAAGCATTTGAACCGTTTACTACGAATCTATATTCAAGAAGAACTTTAGGTGGTGAATTCATTGTTATAAACAAACACTTAGTTAATGAACTAATGTCGGTTGGTTTGTGGGGTGATGAAATTAAAGATAAATTAATTATGGAAAACGGGTCAGTACAAAATATACCTGAAATTCCAACAGAAATTAAAGAAGTCTTTAAAACCGTATGGGAAATGTCACAAAAGAGACTTCTTAATATGGCGGCTAATAGATCAGTATTTATTGATCAGTCACAATCACTCAACCTTTTCATTAGTAATGCAACCAAAGCAAAACTATTAGCTGCACACCTACATGGGTGGAAGTTAGGTTTAAAAACAGGTATGTACTACTTAAGAACAAGGTCGGCGGTTGACCCACTTAAAGGTTTAGGAGTAAACACATCTAAGAAGAAAACACCTGATGTGAATACGGAACCTCAAAAAGAAGTAATTGAAAACAACCCTATACCGACTTCTAATTCACTTTTAAGTGAAAATAAAGAGTTAAAAATGGTAACTAATCAGGATATTAGACCCGATGATTCACCATTTGATTGTGAAGGATGTGGTTCTTAGAATCATATTTTATTTATTTTTTTAAAAACCTCCTTAAATGGGGGTTTTTTATTTAACACCATTTTAGTAATGTTTATATTTATTAGTATGGCATTAACCTATGGAATTGACTTTCCTTTTAGAGAAAGTACAACAGGAGATTATTTAAAGTTAACCACTTCACCTGAAAAGGAGGTAAGGGCTAACCTTATACATCTCATTTTGACAAAGAAAGGAAGTAGATACTACTTACCAGAATTCGGTACGAGAATATATGAATATATATTTGATCAGAACGACATTGTGACTTTTAATTTAATTGAGGAGGAAATTCGTGAGGGGTGTAAGACATATCTACCAAACTTAGATATCAATTCAATAAAGGTTCAATCTGCTGAAGACGATACTGATCCTGTAACTACTGTTGACGAAGAAACAGACGAAAGGTTATTTAGGTTAGGGGACTCATCAACGAAACCATACACGGCGAAAGTTAAAATAGACTACACGGTTAATAATGGTGCGTTTAGTTCATCAGATTTTGTTATAATTAATTTATAAAATGGCGAAGAAAATATCATATTCAACAAGAGATTTTGCAGGGTTAAGAGAAGAACTTGTCAATCTAAGTAAAGAGTACTACCCTGAGTTAGTTCAGAACACAAACGACGCATCGATATTTTCGGTGTTATTGGATTTGAACGCGGCTATCGGGGATAACCTTCATTATCATATTGATAGAGTATGGCAAGAAACTATGTTGGATTTCGCACAACAAAGGAAATCTTTGTTTCACATTGCAAAAACATATGGTATGAGAATACCAGGTAATCGACCATCAGTGTCATTATGTGACTTATCAATCAATGTACCTGTAAGAGGTGACAAAGAGGATGAGAGATACTTAGGTATTGTAAGATCAGGAGCTCAAGTTTCGGGTGGAGGTCAAACATTTGAAACTATTGAAGATATTGACTTTGCAAACCCATTTAATAATAAAGGTGAACCAAACAGATTAAAGATACCTAATTTTGATAGTAATAATAAATTAATATCATATACCATAACCAAACGTGAAGCGGTGGTAAATGGAGTATCAAGAGTTTATAGAAGAGTAATTACAACACAAGATCAAAAACCATTTTTAAAACTATACTTACCTGAACAAAATATTTTAGGTGTGGTATCAGTAATACATAAAGAAGGTACAAACTTTACATCTAATCCATCATCTTCAGAATTTTCAAACTCATCAAATAAGTGGTATGAGGTGAAATCTTTAATGGAAGATAAAGTTTTCATACCAAACCCAACATCGGCATCTGACAAAAAGAATTTCATTGCTGGTGATAATAAAAGGGTTACAAATAAATTCATTAGTGAATATACACCAGAAGGTTACATGTCAGTGACTTTTGGTTCAGGAACAGTAGATCCGTTAGATAACTTAGATTCGTTCAACGACGGGTCTCTAAAGGTTGGTCTTGGGTCTTATTTAAATAACTTATCGTTAGGTGCAACACCAAGAGCAAACAGTACGGTTTTCATAAAATACAGAATTGGAGGTGGTAAAGACACGAATTTAGGTGTCAATGTCATTACAAGTGTAGATAATGTGGAATTTAATGTAAGCGGTCCGTTGACCAATGTAAATAATCAAGTAGTACAATCATTGAGGGTTACTAATGTAACTCCCGCTGTTGGTGGAGCTGATCAACCAACAATTGAAGAAATTAGAAATATGGTTGGATATAACTTTTCAGCACAAAATAGAGCGGTTACACTTAACGATTATAAGTCATTAATAGAAACAATGCCATCAACATACGGAGCACCTGCAAAGGTTAATGTGATGGAGGAAGATAACAAAATCAGAATTAAATTACTTTCATATAATAGTGATGGTAGTTTAACTGACACAGTCTCAACAACATTAAAGAATAATATCTTAAATTATTTATCTAACTATAGAATGATAAATGATTATTTGGATATTGTTAGTGGTGAAGTAATAGATTTAGGTTTAGAAATTGATTTAGTTATTGATAAAAACACAACACAAACTGATGTTTTAAAAGACGTAATAGAATCGGCAACAAACTACTTCACAATTGAAGGTAGAAAGATGGGTGATCCATTATTTGTTGGTGAATTAAAGAAGACCGTTGGGGATGTTGTGGGTGTTGTTAATGTTGTTGACCTTAGAGTCTTCGGTAAAACAGAAGGTGAATATTCAATGGCAGAAGTATCTCAGGGGTATGTTAGTGAAGCAACTAAGGAGATACAACAATCAGATTCAACCATCTACATGAAAAATAACCAAATTTTTCAAATTAGGTTCCCTAAGAAAGATATTAAAGTAAGAATAAAAACTCTCTCTTCCACTACATTTTAATTAACTTTTTGTGTATTATTATTATAATGGGAAAATAGGTTGTAATCTATTTATATTATATGATACAAAAACACAGAATACTAACCGAGATAGGTCAGGATCAAAAATTGACTGTTGAATTAAAACAGGACTATGATCTTTTAGAAATCCTTTCTCTGAAATTTACACAACAAGATGTTTACGCTTCGCTTTGTGCGGACTATGGTGTTGTTGCGGGACGTATTTCTGTTAATGATGGTTATGGTGTTGCAAATGCAAGGGTTTCAATCTTTATACCACTAAGTGATGAGGATAGTGATGACCCGATTATAAGTGCATTGTATCCGTATACTTCAACATCCGAAACAAATGACGATGGATATAAGTATAATTTACTACCATCGAGAAAACAACACACGGGACATACACCTACAGGTACATTTCCCGATCAAGAAGATATCTTGGGGAGAGAAGAAGTGTTGGAGGTTTATGACAAATATTACAAATACACGGTAAAGACAAACGATTCGGGTGATTTCATGATATGGGGTGTTCCTGTCGGTCAACAAGTAATCCATGTGGATGTTGACATGTCCGATATGGGATGTCAATCACTTGTCCCTTACGATTTCATATACGAGGGAGTATCTGAACAAAAATTTGAAAACGGATATACCTTCATGAAATCCAATAACCTTGCGGGGTTACCACAGATTACAACATTTGAAAAAACCATTGAAATTTATCCTTTTTGGGGTAATGAAGATTTATGTGAGATTGGTATTACAAGAACTGATTTTGATTTAAAAGAACAAGGAATCCGTATTGAACCATATTCAATTATGATGGGTGGTTCATTTACTGATGGTGGTAAAGACTCTGTAAGGGTTAAGTGTAATGTTGACAACCAAATGGGTGAAAAGTGTTCACTTATAACTGGTGAGGGGGATATTGAGGCAATACGTTTTACTGGTGAGTATGATAAAAATGCGGATGGAACTTTAAATTATAGTAGACCACAACTTGAGGCAATACAATTAGACTCTCAAATAGATGAAAATGGTAATTTCTTCTTTAGAGTACCAATGAATATGAAATATGTCATCACTAATGAATTTGGTGAGACTGTTACAACAAAAGACAGGAATAAGGGTATTGCTACAAGATCAACATATAGGTTCCGACTGTCGATGCAAAATGATAATGGATCGAAGAAACAGTATCGTGGGAAATACTTAATACCACAAATTAAGGAACACCAATTAGGATCAAGTCAAAATTTTTATACGGACCCAAAATCATATACCTTTTCTATTGATATTGATGAATATCCTACAGACGCAATTGTGGACATATCAGGTAGTAATAATAATGGGTTTTCAAATGATTATTTTTATTCTTTTAGGTACGGTAGAGTTTATACGGTGTCCTCATTCATTAGTCAATATAACAATAAGGGTTGGTGGGAGAAAAATTTCTCATTATTTACAAAAGACAAAAACGAGTCTTTTATCGGTATTAAGGAAATACAACCTTCTATCGAAGAAGATTGTCCAAACAACAACGAATATTTCCCTATAAACGACGCGGTAAGTAATTTTAAATTTAAATTTTTAATCATTATAATTTTAAATTTTTTAGAAAGACTTTATCTACTCGTAACACAATTTGCAATTGATTTTATTGTTGAATTCTTATTTGATATTTCAGAAATACTTTATGGGTTTGAAATCAAAATTGATTTGAAACTTATAAAATGGTCTTGGAGGCCTTTTAAAACTCCGGCAACAAGATTGGCTCGTACCGCAAAAAAAATACAAATAACAACACTAAGGAGGTTAGGATTGGTAAATTACCCCGATTGTTATGAGTGTAACACAAATCCCGGTACGGATGATACAAGTGCAGGTGGTCAGGAAGATGAATATGAATATATAACAATTGATGAGGAGGATTCAGAGGATTTCATTAATGCTACGGGACAATATTCAGGGTCTACACCATTAAGTCCAATCGCGGTTAATTTAGATGGTACCCATAACTATAACCCAAATACCACTAATAATAGCACATATTTGTCCTTAAACATACCCAATATATCCACTATAAGAAATTATATTATAAAATTTGTAACGGTTGAGGGGGTTGCTGGTGTTCAAGAAGTTACTGCCACACAAACAAACATCGATAATGGAGATTTAACAGATATTGATGGACCACAAGGAGGTGCACCCGCAACTGCACTTACTGATATAATGGTTGTTGGTGTTGATGGTGTCACCGAATTATCGGAATATAGGTTTATCGGATATGGAACTGGGTATTCAATAGTCGAGTCTGTGGGACCCACTTCGTTTTCTTACTTACCAAGTGACATCCATATACGTGTATATGATGAGAATAACTTAACCGATGCTGACCCAAGACCAACGTCGGTTAGTGGAACTGCGTTGTTATCTACTGGTGTTATACGTATAAGTGAGGTATACTTTGTTTCTGAATTGACACAAATTTCTTCAGGTGTAAACCCACCCACTGAGAGTGGTTGCGAAAAGTATGATACCATATATGATCCGGATAATGGGATGTCATTAAAGGCTTACATAAATAACTCAGCGGGGACTCTTACATATGACTACTTTAAAGCGAACCCCGACTCATATAGTCCTTACCCAGACATCTTTTTTGACGGTAATGAAAATCCCTGTGATCCCGTACCACCGATACCCGACATTGTTGGTACGTTTAGTAGAAGCGCGGAAAATCATATTTTGGGTTCTGGTTGGGGTGGTAGTGGCGGTGAACAATTTCCGAGACGAGTTGCATTACAACAGGGGTGGTGTGGTGTGACTGGTGTTGGTTCGGACGATTGTGACGGTACGGCCTCGGGTTATTCTGAATTTGCTGACGGACAATACGCACTTGTTGCCGCAACGGGAAAAAATAAAAAATTAATTATAAACTACTCAAGAAGAAAACTACTCGGTAAACTAATGTGTGCGGGGATAACTTCATATAGTTTTGGTAATAGTTGGTTAAACGGGTCTCTCTATTTTTTCCAATTCAGAAGAAGAAAAGGTAGAAAATATTGTAAAGACTTAATATATAGAAGAGAAGATGATAATGGGGTTCATTATTATTATAGGTCAACACCATACTACAATGGTCAATTTGTTGGTAAAGTAAACCAATCTATAGATGGAAGACCCAATTACGGCGAAATACTATTCCCAACAACTATTATTGATTTAGGTCCAAAAAGTATGTACATAAAGGAAATATGTGTTGACCCCGAATTGGATGTAAATTGTTCGGTATCTAAAAGTATCGGTAATACAACCTACCAAGACATAAACGATCTTATGGAGTATGTTATTGCATCAAAAGAGGTAAAGGAACAGGGTAAATTACAAGTGAAGGATTTGTTTGATCGAAGAGGTGGTGGTAAAATAGACGGTGACATTGCACAACTGTTGAATTTTAATTCTCAACTTGGGTTATATGGTTATAACGACGAAGATGATGAGAGTCCTTATTGGTCATCAACCCAAACACTTTTTGATGGTTTCGGCCCAGTTGGTGTTGATTATGTTTTTTCTGAAGACGATGAAGATACTGAAGTTATTGAAAAAGATGGAACTTTACTTAGATTATGTATAAACGCCGCTGGTAATTTAACAGAAACGGCTCAAGATGTCCCGTACTATAAATGGGACAAATTAGGTGATGGTTTTGGATCAAATGGTGGTGACTCAGAAAAACAAGAGTGGGATTTAGGTAATATACATAGCACAAAATATCAAGGTGGGTGGGATTATGTTGGATTAATGGAACCTCGACCACCAAGTGTTCCTGCGGGTGGAGATCCAACAGAAAACATAAACGGACATTATTATGATGGGTCTATTTTACCACCAATACGAGATTGTGACGATAACAACTATGCAGATACGAAGATACCAATCGGAGGACCATTTTTCTTTTATTTTGGTTTAAGAACAGGAAAAACTTCTTGGAATAAATTTATTCAAACGTTTGGGCCATTATGATAAAAAAGAAAATTGTACACCCAACTGAAAGATATAGTGGGTCTGATGCTGAAAACTTAAACATTAAGATCGGTCTTGAAAGAGACGAACAGTTATTACGTGAAGGTGATAGAAGTATAATTCTTGACATTGCTGAGTTATATAAAAAAGAAAGAAACGAAAGTACTAAATACAAAATATTTGGTAAAACTAAAATGATCTTTCGTAACCTTTATAGTGGTACAACTAATTATCTTCCACTTAAAAATAGTTTATACGATTTGGGTGATGGGTTAGATAGTGATTGGACGGGTTATTTACCATATAACGAATTTGCGTTTATAAGGAGAGATACTGTTAGAGAAGTTGCTACCGCAACAGGTTCTACAATTGGTCAGTTCAACCAAACAATATCGTTAACGGGGACAACTGACCATACAACAATTACTGTGTTGGATTCATCCACATGGAATTGGAACTATCATGTGAGTTATGTTTATGACCACGACAGTAGTCACCCAATGAGATATACCCTATCTGGTAATACAACGTACGACTTTACTGCTGAGTCGGGGATACCATTTAGAGTTGAAGTTTTTGATACCTTATATCGATTAATAAGTCCTATAAAACATAATATGTCTTTAGGTGAACATGTTGTTCTTTCAGGATCCACCTTAACCAATGCAAATAAATCTGATAGGGTTTTTAATATTACTTCCGTTGGGGATGGTAATTATGAGTCTGAATTATATGTTATAAACATATCAAAATCAGAATTTACCACAAGTCAAATCACGACTATGGATTCTATTGGTGTTGTATTTGGTCAACGATGTTTAGATAGAACTAACGTTACGGGGACCACATCAACATACTATGTTCATAAACATAAGACAATAACCACAGTAGATGATTGTATAATTGATAATTGTGGTTTCGAGACACCTATTTTTGAAATCGAAAGGAAATTACAATTTGAGACGGCGGATGAAAGAAACGACGTTTACATTGAACAGAACAGACCCGAATCGGTATTATACCATTTTAAAAACGCAATAGACATTAAGGGATTGAGGAATAACCTTAAATATACACCAACAGAAGTATATCTAACAACCACATTCAGAAATAGAAATGGGTATTTTAATTATCCACCAAGAAATGGGTGGAAGTTTAATTTCCATAATACGTGGGTAGACGAACAATTTGATGAGTCATTTTCGGGTTCTAATACTAATTTACCATTTACATCTGTTAGTAGTAGTGGTTTCACCTTTAAACAGGGTGATGAGTTACCTGTGGGGACCGTATTAGATGGTGCATTTGTTGAATACAACGAACAAGATTTTAAGGAAACAATATTAAGTGAGGGGTTCCATAAAATTTCGTCACCAACACAGATTTACAACCATAGACAAACCAGTACCGCAAATTTTGGTGGAGTCAGTCAATCTAATCCGAGTGGGTTAATTTACCAACCACACCACAGAATAAAATTAAGGGAATTGTCGCCTTATGTTGAGACTGCGAATACAAATAACATTCATAATTTACCTGAAAATGTAATATATGATGAAGTAAATGGTGTGTGGAAATGGAGAGATTTATACGATCATGGGTATGTTGATCCTGACAATTTTGGAACAAATCACCCTTTTACCAACGGTCAACACTACGTCCATAGCGACATAAACTTTTTGTTTAGAAATGA